TTATGGTTCATGTACCAATCACTAAGTTTCATAGTTTTTTTATTGTTAATGTCTGGATTACCCCAATCATTAACATCCAAAGAGGAAAAGGCAACAAAGATGTTTTGAAAGTCAACATCATGTGCAACTAGGATGTATTTACCTTCTCTGACATTTTTACCACCACTCCATTTAGTAGCAGCACCGTGTCCATTGAATTGTGTACACTTGACCTCAATCTTTTCATCATCATCTATGAAATAGATATCTGGGTCATCTCTGTGTCCAGATGCAGTTCTTACATTATAACCCATCTCTTTAAGACAACCAGCGGCAACACTCATAAAGGTATGACTTAGTATGCCTGTGAAAGCACCAGACTCCCATTTACCACATTCGTCATTCCCAAAAGGTGATACCTCAAAATCTTCAAACTTCATTGACAATTCTCTAATGTCTTGTGCATATTTGGTTGCTTTACCAACCAATTTACTTTGCACTCTTGTATCAGAAAACAATGAAGCAAGATTCATTCCATTCTTTTTAGCAGGAGTTACATTTGCACTTAACTGCCCAGTAGCAAGTTTCCAATTATGTTCTATACTACCACCACTATCAACAACTTGCATCAAGTCTGGTTCATAGTGCATGATTTCTTCTAGATATCTTGCAGACTTAGAGGACATCCCAATTCTTTTTAGGACAACATCTTTCTCAACCTTAGGCATATCAAGACCAAATTGTTCTTTATAAGCATCTTTTGCTGCCTGATATTCACCAAGTTTAACACTCCAAACTTTTTGTCTTACAATATTACCATCTAAAGTATGAGATACTTCATCATACGGAGCAGATGAATCTGGTAATGGTGCATCACTTGGAATTGCCCAGATATACTCAATATCATTTTCTATAGCAGCACCAGTTCTTGTATGACCCATATCAATCATTCCACAAGGCCAATAGGTTACTGGTTGCATATTTGCAATTAATCCTTTTTTTACCCTCTTTCTCATTGATTGACCAATATCATTTGTTGCTGATTGGTCATAGATTTTTTCATTAGTAGGATTTGGTTTTAGGTCTTTTGCCCTAACACAAGTCTTACCATCAATCATTTTCACTTCAAGTTTCATCATATTCATAGTGCTTTCTTTCTCGCTTCATTGAACTTACTATTACATAATACTTGATATCATAACAAATGTCAAGTACTTTTTATAACTTTTCTTAAATTAGTTGAAGAAAAAGAATGCCGTCTACTTGTGTAGTGAAGTTTAATCAAATCACGACCAGTAAGTTTGCTTTCTCTATATTCTTCTCCTACGAATCTAATATCAATCTTCTGTGACTGTAACAAGTCCATCAGACTTTGTTCTGTATCATATGGGATTATTTCATCAACATATTTTACAGCATTGAGTTGAACAAATCTTTCGTATACAGATTGAATAGGTTTGTTCTTTTCATTCCTATCAATGGTAGGGTCTGTCTGTAACCCAACAATAAGATAATCACAGTTAGACTTTGCCTCTTGTAACATAACTATATGTCCAGCATGAAGTAAGTCAAATGCGCCACAAGTAAATCCAATCATCGTATTATGTCTATCTTATTCATGGTTGAACTGTTCCAAACTTCTAGTTCTTTACGAACCTTACCTTCTGCAATCATTTTATTGTAACGCTTGGTAGCATTCTTCTTCCACCATGTAATTACATTTTCAAGTTCAAACCGATCAAAGTTCTCTGCCTTGATTAGTTTATCGGTTTTGCCCAACAATACATCCCTCACGTTAGAGTATCCATACTCACCCATGTAGAATCTCTTTTGAGTAGTTACATCACTTGCCTTTTCGATTTCTTTTGAGAACAACTCGTATGCTTTTTTGTCATGTTTAGCAAGACTTTGTTTTACAAGTCCAACCATCTTTGTCTGCATCTTGAGTTTACGAGATGATGCACCTTTGTGTATCAGTTCTTCTCCACCATTCTTTTCAGTGAACCAATCTTTCATCTCTGGATAGATATCCTCACCAAGCGTCAATAGAAACTTAGACTGAGTATCACCTTTATATCTGAGGAAAGGTCTCATACCATCATACATTGATGCACCCTTAATATTGCCATAGAGGGATGTAGTCTCAAACAAACAAAACTCCGTGTCATACTTTTCGTTTAGCATCCTACGACTTGCATGAGAACAACAGATTGCCGCCATCAGTTTACCACCAAGATAGTTATACCCAAATGGTTGCACAGGTACAATATTGAAACCCATGATAGCACGTTTGTTGAAGATGTCCAAATCTGGAACACCACCAAGATAATCATTACGAGGTTTTGAGTTGATTAGTGGAGAACCGAAGCGAATAAATCCAACCACTGTGTTAGTGTTTGTTTCCATAACAACCAGTTTCAAAGTCTTGCCTGGGTTCTCGTCTGGACTGAATGATGCAACTTTTTCTAACATAGTATCAAATGTCTTGTTAGGAATCTGCATAACCTTGAAGTCCATATCTTCTGGATGCATATCGTAGTCTTGAAACATATCATCTTCCAAACCCATGCCTGGCAGAGGAGTCGGAATGTTTCGTACACGTTCAATCTTCCTAGCACGAAAGTAATCGTCAATCCGTCCAAAGTCTTTGAAGTAGTTCATCAACTTTGTAGCAGCATATATCGCATCATCTCGTTCTAGTATCATGTAAAGAAATCCTCAAGTGTAGTCTGTGTTCCATAAGAGCGGTCAATCTTCCAACCAATCTGATTACAGATAAATGTCAGAGGTTCGACAAACGCCTTCTCAAATTGCATATCATAATCCAGATACTTATGGACATCAAACTCCTTCGGCAACTTTGTCATAAAGGAAATGACACCAGACTGCATCTGGTTAGGTGTTCTCATGTTGAGAAACTTAATCTTCTCACCTTCTTGGATGAGGGGATACTTCCCTGTAAGTTTCTGCTTTCTGAGAAAGTGATTATACAGAATGACACCCTTGATATGCATCGGGGCGCCTTTCTTGAAAATACCAGAACTGTCACTCCACTTGTCAATACCATTGACTGAACGAGGGAATGCAATCTCCTCTGGTGAAAGTTTCATAAACTCCTCACGAAACTCTTGGATGAAGTTGTTCACATCTTTCTCTGTACCAGACATAATAACCTTTAGTGCCTGTTTAATCTTTTCACGACAAGGTGCAGGCGTAGATGACTTGACTGCCTCAATGCCCATAATCTTGAGTTGTGGGTCTTGATAACGAACACCTTCGATATCCCATGCATTGAGAATGTATCTTTTCTTTGCAGTCCAGATACCCTTGTCTGCAATCACCTCTCGTGCCATCTGCATCTTCTGATCGAATGCATTTACATACGAAGCAAGATCTTGATAACTACCATCAATAAAAGGTTCAATCTTCTCCCGAGCAATCGTATCCAAGAAATCAACCGCCCGTCCACGATATGAATCCTCTGATTCATCTGTTCTTTTTTTAAGCACCTTATCAATAAGTTCGTCAAACCTAATGTATACTGAATCCGTATCTGACGCAATAACATAATCTTTATCCTTACTATTTAGCAACTTGTTCAGATACCCATTTAGCGCCTGTTCAATCCAGCGAATAGATAACTGTCCAGAGGTTGTAATACCTTCTGCAATACGCAAGTCATAATAACGAAACCATTCATTACCAATCGCACCATAAGCAGAGTTCAAGGAAATCTTTCGTGCCATCTGAATGTTTTGATAACGAGACACATCATTTAGATATTTGGGGTCTTTGGTATCTTCGTATTGTTGTTTTGCATCAAGCATTTTCTTCTTGTAGATAGTACGATCATTGTACATCTCTTGCATCATCTCAGGCAGAAACCCCTGTTCCTTAGTTCTGAACAATGCACCGTTTGGTGTGCAAGTTACACTTGCTGGTTTTAGTGGTGACAAGTCATGTTGTTTCTGCAACAACTCATTCACCGACTTCTCCGAATCAAATCCCATCGTTTTGGGCAGAAGTGTTTCGGGGGAAATGTTGTACTGCATAATCAAGTGTGGATACAGCGAGTTCAAGTCAAAAGACATAACCCACTTGTGTTGTCCAACCTGTGGGTCTTTGACGTATGCACCAACATACTTGTCATTCTTGCTTTCGCTTCTTGTCTTGGAAGGGATTACAATCTTTTTCTTGAGAAGATGGTTGTAGATAAGAACATCCCAATACTTCACTGACGTAAACGCATCAGACATATTTACCTTTGCCTCATACGTCATAGTCAAGAGCAAGTCGATAAGTTTCATCTTCTCATCAAGTCTATCGACAAGTTCAACGTCCATGATGTTATAGTCTAGGAACGACTGATAGTCTTTTGTATACCACTCACGAAAAGTCTCAAAAGGATTTTCATCCTTTCGTTCGCCAAGTTCTACAAAAGCGATATGGTCAAGACGATATGATTCTTGATTGGAATAAGTAAACTTCTTGTATAGTTGCAGATAATCAAGTTCTTGTACACCCATAATGTCATAGACTTGATCCTTACGTCCATAACCACTATTCACCATCTTGGCGTTTACAACACCCCAAGGTGACAGACGTTTCATGGCGTCCTCACCCATCACCGATTTGATACGGTTGCAGATATAAGGAATATCAAAGAACTCTGTATTCCAACCAGTGATTACGTCTGGATGGTCAGATTCCCACCATGCAAGAAACTGTGCCAACAATTCACGTTCTGTCTGACACTGAATATACTGAACATCTTCTCTGTCGTTTTGATAGTCGTGCAATCCCCAAACCTTGATACGTCCTGTGTCATGGTTCTTGATTGTGATGGAAAGCATCGGTTCAAGTGCCTGATCAGCATTCGGGAAACCGTTCTCACACTCCACCTCAATATCAATAGTGACAATACGCATCTGCGAACTGTCAAACTGAATCTGCTTGGGATATGTTTCTGAAATATAGGTATAGGGAAACTGTGTCATACCATGCACTAGGTGAGGTTGACTTTCGTATTGGGAAACAAATTCCTTTGCCTCTTTGATAGAGAGGAACTTCATAGGATTGACGTTATTACCGTCAAGCGTTTTCCAACCAGTTTCTTTTTTTACAGGAACGAAAAGAGTGGGTTCGTACTTAACTTTGTAGTTAGAACGAACACCATTCTTGACGGCACGAACCAGTAATTGATTACCCCATTGGGCGATGTGTGTATAAAAATTCAAGACTTTTTCCCTTATCAACTGTACTCATTATATAAT